AACTCGTGCAATTCAGGCCTAATTCCCAGTAATATAGTAACTGCCCTCATGGTTTCTTTTGGCCAAATAAGTTCTTCTTTCATCTCTTTCCCGAAGCCAGCAAGATTAACTGAATCCTATTACGAGAATAGGAAACGGTTAATCATTTCCTTCGGTTTGCCAACATATCTTCTCGTAAATCTCTGCCCACTTTTTTGTTTCTTCTTCATTCCTTGCTATTGCCTTAATAACTAATTCTGGACCAGCTCTCTTTGCTCCCCAATTCTTGCAAAGCTCTATTGTTGTCATATGTAAGGGAATCTCAATTTTTTCTCCCTTTGCCTCAATAATTATTCTGTCTTGTCCCATTATGTCTCCTTATTTATTTTATTTACGTCACCTTCCCCCTCAGCTTTTGCAACTCAATTTTTATACCCTCACCGACCATAGCCTTTATCTTTTCCGGGTCTAATGCTTTCTTAAAGGCATCCTCAAGTATCTCACCCATCTGCTCACCGGAAACTTCTTTAACGACTCTTGCAATATCCTCCTTACTGAATTCCCGTTCGCCGTCCTTCTCAATTTCAACCTCTCGCTCTGTTACAGTACCTTCCGCAGTCTCCTCGTCCTCTCGGCTACCTGCTGAATCGGCTTTCAAGACGGCGTTGAGAGCAGTGATAGCATCCTTTACTATCTTCCTGTTCTTACGGCTGAGGACTCGACCTTCCTTGAGGTCGGCTATATATTCATCTTTCTCCTCAAGCAGTTTCTCATAATGGCCTTCAATCAATATTCTTATCCCATTTAAACTATCCTTAAAATTGACCTCTCTTGCCTCAAGTCTTTCAATGTAATCTTTTAAATTCTCGTCGAATTCCTTCCCTGGCCCTGGTCGCTCCGCACGCCTCATCTCGCCTCCGCACTTCGGACACTTAATCTCATTACAATGCTTATCAGATGTCAGCTTGTGTCCGCATTTGATACATTCACAGTTATATTTCTGTTTCTCGTCTGCCTCTTTAGTTTCTATTTCTATCAACTTATCCTGCTCTTCCATTTCTTCTCCATTTATTTCATCCGTAAGCTCTCCCACTGTTTCGCGGTCTTTAAAAAGCTTTTCATCCGCTTCCTCTATCATCGACTTGATTATCTCTTTATGCTCTTCTTTTTCAGGTATTATTCCTTTGGTGAAATACTCCTGAATACACTTTTCTATTCCCTTATGATTTTCTTTCACCCATGCTTGAGCTTCTTCCATAGTCCATTTATCAACATCGAATAGATAGGTATGAATTTTCTTAACCTTTCCACAATAGGTCGCTTTTATACCTTTAGGGGCTGATATGGTTATAGTAGCCGTTATTTTACAGGTTGAATTTACAGGGATGCGGTGGTAGTTCTCGGTCGTTTCGGGTTTGGTGATAATATTTCCTTTCTCATCTAACTCAATTAGCTCTTTAATAGAAATCTCCTTTTTTGCAGGAACACCATCTTCTCCTATCCAAGCTCCATCCCACATCCACTTAACCCCTTCTTTATCTACACACCACTGTCCTTGTTCAAAAACTATTCCATCCAAATGGGCTATCTTTGATTCAAATTCAGGCTCATCCTTCTCCACCTCAATCTCCTTGTCTCCATTTAATTCCTTTGCTACTTTTTCATATCCTTCAGTTGCTATCTCTGTTCCAATGGAAGCCTTATGAGCTTTTTCAATACTTTTTACATCCTCTATAGTTAATTCAATCTCCCTATCCTCCTCCGCCTTCTCCACCTCAACCTCTATCTCTAAATCCTTCTTCAACCCTTCAGGAATAAGCCCCTTCTCTATGGCTATTGTCAGGGCTTCAGTACAGCTTGGAATCGGAACTAGAGAATATTCGAGAAGCTCCCATTTATTGTAAATCCGCTTTGGTAGGTCGGAATCTTTCTCCATCGCCTTCTCGTCCGTATCCTTCCATTCAAGAGGAATAAATCCCACGCTGAAAGCATTGAGCAGGGGCCCTGTACCACCTACGTCCTCAGTGTATGCTTGATAATATTCATCTGCTCTCTGGTTCTTAGCAAAGACTGTCTTGGCAACCAGTCCCTTTTCGTCCCGCTTAATCCACATATTCTTTGCGGGGGGAATAGTCCTATAATCATGGGCAAATGGGACAATGGGATTCTTCTGGTAGTTATCCAATAACACCCCTTCTGGCATGAGCTTTTCACCATCTCTGTCCTTTATGCCTGTGGAGATAGCCTCCTGATACGAATGGTGAGAGCAGGTCATAATTCTCTCTCCCGTTCCATGCCATCCTATAAATTCTCTTTTTCCTGTATCAAAAATAGGAAGTTTTAACTCCCCCAAATCTTCAATCTCACATTTTTCATAAATCTTCCCAAGAAATGCTATAACAAAATATTGCCTCTCCATTCTCAGCCTCCTTCATTGGCTTTCGCATTAGACACTATTTCTTTAATTTTTCTATACGCTCTCTGTGCTTTTGATTCATCAAATTCTTTCCCCTGATGTTCCCATGCAATATAACAAGCAAAAGCTGAGAGTAATTCACTTAATAAATTTTCTATGCTTAATTCTACTGGTGGTGAATCATGACCAATTCGAATAAATGGGTTGTATAAATCCACTGTATTTTCCATCTAAGCTTCCATAGACATAATTTCTCTATCAATATTTTTTGCTAATTTTGCTAAGTTAATGGAGCTGATAAGATTATTAATTTCTTCTATAGTAGCCATAAATTCTATCAACTTAACTTCCTCTTCTGAAATCTTCCAATTTCCTACTATTCTTTTTCCTTTAAATATTACTTTAGACATTCTCTAATCCTCCTCGTCTCATTAGCTGCCCGCAATGGGGACAGTATTCGTAATCTTCATATGGACAGTCGTATTGTCCATAGTGATAATCCAGACATTTTTCACACCACCACATATAAGTCATATTCGTTGATATGCTGTTATACTGTTCTGGGCTATAATTTATGTCTCTTGCCATTTCTCACTCCTCTATCCAACTTGAAATTGCACAGCGGCAGCGGGGATGTAAAGGCGGAGTCTCCACCGTCTCATAATCCAATTTCATGGTCTGATTCTTCCCATCCACCTTGACCGTGTACTCATCGCCTATATCGAAAAAAGCGGCTTCAAGGTCGACTATCTTGCCATCCAAAGGTGCGCACCAATTACAAGCATCGGGTTCGGCCATCCATATCTTCTTCTTAACCACCCCCGACTGCTTATAAGCTTCCAGTGCCGCCCTGTTCGATGCCCTCATTGTCTCAGACCTTGCTATTGTCTCAGAGCGCACCTTATTCCAGTTGTCATATGTCAGATTGACCCGCTTTATAAGCTCAGGAATACCCTCACCTGCGTTTATTCCCTCTATAAGTTCTGACCTCAGTTTTAAGACACTCACCTCTTCTAGCTTTGCAGAGAATTTAGGCGTATAGCTCGCAAGCCATTTCTGCACTTCTGGATTCTGCACATCGAATACAACATCTGCCGCTGCAATCGTTCCCATCTCCGTAGCACCCCGTTCGCCCAGAATAACAAGTATTATCTCGGCTGCCTGTTCTGATAGCTTCTTCTCGGCTGCACTCCTCGGATAGAGTAGCTGGTCTATTGCATCCTTCGTGAGATACGCTTTTTTCATCTTTTTTATGTTGGCTATTATTATTTTTCGCTCTTCTTCCCATATAGAATGAAGTACGGCCATAAACTTCTTTTCATAAGGAACAAGCGATTTAAAGAGCTTCTCAAAAAGTAGGTTACGCTTTAGCTCATGGATATAGGCAAGGGAAACATCCAATAATTCCTTCCTCACATTCTCCGTAATCTCATTGGTCAGATAGTCGGTAGTCGCATCTCTGAGCCTAGAGTAGACGACCTCATTGGCTACCTTTGTGGCTAAGGAGTCGGAGAGAAGGTTGGGGTTAATCATCCCAACATCTCCTTCACAGCCCCAATCACCTTCTTGGTAAAACTCCTGATTTCCTCTTCCTCCTCTTCTGGTGTTGGTGGTGTGACCCCTACAGCACTAATAGGGATAAGCCTGTTATCAACCAGCATCTCATCGCCACCCTCTATGGGTTCTAATCCCTGCTCTGCCCTGGCCTCGTTTATAAGCATGATATTGCCCTTCACCCGTCCTATCTGCTCTTTCAGGATAAGCTCCCTGTTCTTAGGTACGGGGTCGTCAAAAGCACAGAACAGCTTCTCGTCAAATAAAGGAAGTACGTTTTCGTTCATCTTCTCAGAGAACCTATCGCAACGGGGA